TATGTGAGCTACCGCCAGATAAATCTAGAGTAGGGGGTACCGGCTGACCGCCTCCGTGCAAGTGAATGCAATCTCTTTTAGTTAGTGTGGTGCTGTACTCGGATGATGCGGCAGTTACAATTTGCCTCGGATAGGTAAATTGTGGCTGATATCTGGATGATACAGCAAGAGCATACAGTATACATTCTAAATTAGAATAGAAAGAAAAGCATGAGCGCAAGCGAAATGCAGATGTCGTAGACATCTTAATAGGGTTAGGACAATAGCCAATAAAAAAGCGTGAATATAAATGAATATCCACGCTTGCTTATAACCAAAAAGAACCTAAGACTTATTTGTTCTTCCAAATTGAATACAGTACCCATACTGCCACTAAACCAACAACACCTTCACCGCCTAATGCTTTGACGATTCCGGTAACGTTACCAATAACGTCAACTGCTGGTAGGAATGGGATGGCTGCTCCCTTGAGTAATACTTCTAACACGATAAGCAACGCAATAACGCTGACTGCTGTATCTGACAAGGCACCTGCCCATTTCTTTATTGTTGCTAAGATTTCCATTATCTGGAGTCTCCTTTATAACCAACACTGCTTTCGCAATGGGTAATCTATTTAGAGTCGTAGGAAAAGTTTAATAAAGGTAGTTAATAGATATAGCTTTGGGATAACTACGATCTTAGAAGAATGGAAGACCCGTCTTTTTAGTGGTTTCCATGTTGTCGTCGATGATTTTCTTAATTAATTCACGGTCTTGTATTGATAAGGTCATAGCATCATCGTAGCTTAATCCGCCACGCATATACCATGATAGTTGTAGAGCTTCTCTGCGTATGTTTTTAACGTCGGATTCAAATTCTGAGAGTAACTCAGAAATTTGGTCAGAGCTTAATTGTGAGATTTTCTGACGAAAAAATTTGCGTAGTCAAACTCCAATGGTAGGGAATAGGCCTTCTTACATTCTTCGCAGGTATTTTCAATTGGAGCCAGGCCAGACTCTTTAGCCAGAGTATCGAGTTTGTCTTGTAGGCCGTGTACCACAGCTGAATCGCAGTTTAAATAGAATTCTTTGATGAACGCCGGATCACTGACTATAGTACCATCTTCCATTTCGATATATTGTGTGCTGTTAACTATGATATCTAAATTTAAGTCTACGATGCGTGTGATATGTTTTGAATATTCTGTTAGTTTAACTTCGTCATCTAATTCTGCATTTGATAAGGTGCCTAAAATACGCTGTTCTTCGTAGCGTATTTGGTTAGCACTATTCACGCTGAAATAGTGTTGTGGGTGCAGTTTAATCTTAACATCATTGAAACTGATTTTTTCTTTATAGCTAGGAACTCTAACATTGTCCAGCATATAAGACAGATCAATGCCTAGAGCCTGTTGGTGTTTACAATGTGGACAAGTGGCATCAACATCAAGTTGATTACCATAAGTAGCGATACGTACTGCTATTAATACAGCATCTACGTCAATACTAGGCATTTTCCATGCATCTTTGACGCTTGGGCAACAGCTCTGTAGTACATCGACCACCCCTTGGCCATTTAATAATGCATCTGGTGTGCGTAGTACGATCTCATCACGGGCAGTCATTGGATATACAGGAATCTCACCATTTGCTGGTAAATCTAGTGTGCCAGCAGGCCAAAACTCGCCTTGACTGGGCAATTTAGTGTAAATCGCTGGTTGCCTAAAGTGTTTGGCTAATGGGTTTGCTGAGTTCTCAGACATGGTTTTGAAATCCTATAAATATAATAGAGTGTATTTTATATTTATAAGCGAAAAACATGGCCGACTTAACTCCTGAACAGCAGAAACTCCTAGACGAATTTGACTCCTTACGAGAAGCGTTAAAGTCTGCTGGCGTTGACGTGGACAAATTTGCCCGCCGATCTGTAAAAAGTCTTTCTGATCAAATGGCTAGATTGGATAAAGAAGTAAAGAAATCTGGCACTAATTATAAAAACGCAGGTGACGCACTAGCTGCACTTAAAGAAGCCATTGAAGAAGACACTACTGAATATAAAACATCTAAACAAAAACGAGCTGCTCTAGATGAAGTAGAAAAACGTGCAAGATTGGGATTTGTACAAAATATCACTGATGCTGGACTACGTATTGGTGGAATTTTACTATCAGGTTATGCTAATTATTTCATAAATCAAGCTAAAACTACAGTCAGTGGGTTAATGGGCGGAAGCTCACCATTTAGACTAGCTGCAGATTTACAAACAGCGGCCGCTGATGATTTAAACACAACGGTACAAGGTGTCACTGGAACTTTATCCACTGCTGCCACTGCCGCTGGGGCATTAGCACTAGCCACTGCTCCAGCTACCGCAGGAATGTCTTTATTAGCCTCTGGATTAGTTATCGCTGGATCAAGACTAGTAGAGTTCCTAAGTAGCAAAGTCACAGATATATTCAAATTCAGAGTTCAAAAACTTGGTGATGCATTAGAGGTTCTTACTAAGAGTTATAATGCGGCTGCTGGTGCTGGTGCAGTATTTGCTGGTGGCATGGATGAATTTAAAACATTACAAACAGAAGCCGCATTATCACAAGAACAATTTGCTGGTGTACTATCTAGGAATTCTTATAATCTTGCTGACAGTGGGCTAGGTGTAACTGAAGCTACCAAACTATTATCTGGAACCGTTGGCAAGTTTACCAAGATGACAGGTCAAAGCGGAATCACCTTCCGCGACCAAATGCAGAATCTTGGATTTACTATCGAAGAACAAGGTGACCTAGCTGCAGATGTTATTGGTATGGTCAAGCGTGCTGGTCGTCAACTAGTACCAGAAGAACTAGCCAAAGAAACACTAGAGTATGCTAAGAACTTAAGAGTCATACAAGAAATCACAGGTGAAGATGCACGTAAGAAAGTAGCAGAATCAAAACGCCTAACTGAATCATTTGGTTTCCAAACTAGATTCCTTAAAGCCACGGGCGGTAATGCCAAGGCATTAGAAGACTACACTGTGGCCAGTGCAAAATATCCACCAGTACTGCAAAAAGCTATCCAACAAGCCGTCCGTGGCTTTACAGTTACAGACTTTGCCGCTATCCAAGCTGGCTATAAAGATGTAGCTGAAAACATTGGTGCACAGATACGTGCAGGTAATATCAATATTGCAGACTTTGATCGCATGGTATCAGACAATCTGCAGGGCTTTACGGCATCAGGGCACGAACAACAATTGGCCATGGATACGGCTAATTCACACACACAAGCGTTTGGCGACACCATAGAAGCACTTACAGAAAAAACACGCTATGCTTATGCATATCAAAATGGTGGATTAGACAAATTAACTGGTACTGTAAATCAAGCTGCCGAAACAAGTAGCGGATTTAATACAAATATCAATCTTGCCACTGGTAGATTGAATGATATGCGAGTGGCATTGCAAAATGATGTAACTCCAGCGTTGAGAAAATTTGGTGAGGATGTTCCTAAGATACTTATAGAGGCTAGAAAAAAATTAGAAGAAGCTGGTATTTTAGAAAGTAAAACTAAAACTGCACCTAGCGATATGATGTCCAAGGCTACCACAGGAAAAAATGCCGCAGGTGAAAAAATTGGTTTTTGGGAACAATACTTTAATACTGTTGGAGCAGCAGGATCTCCGGGACTAGCTCCAGCATTTTCGGATGGTGGTATAGCCGATGGTCCAGGTAGCGGATATAATGCAAAATTACACGGTACAGAAGCAGTGGTACCGTTGCCAGACAACCGTTCGATTCCTGTAAGTTTGGACAGCAGTAGCATCACTGCCGCTGTACATCAACAAACCGGCGTTCTATCCGAAATCCTACGTGCCATGCAAAACACTAACAGCCTAACATCACAAATAGTACAGAACAGTTATTAACCTGATAAATACTGTTAACTTAAAGAGAGTATATCATGGCCGGATGGAAAAAGTATTTTAAATCAGCAAACCCAGAAACCAGTGGATCGATGAGTCCTATCAGTGGACGCACTAATGCAGTAGATCCGGGCTATCGTAACTTTGCCAGCAAACTACCAGAAGTTTATATCGGCCATCCAAATCGCACAGAACGCTATAACCAATATGAACAGATGGACATGGACAGTGAAGTCAATGCGGCTTTAGACATCATCGCTGACTTCTGTACACAAAGCAATTTAGAAAATGGCACAGGTTTTGATTTATTCTTTAAAGAAAAACCCACCGACAATGAAATCAAGATCCTTAAAGATCAACTCAACCAATGGTGTAGCCTAAACAAATTTAACAAACGTCTATTCAAATTAGTCCGCAACGTATTAAAATACGGCGACCAGGTATTCCTGCGTGATCCAGAAACATTTGAACTATATTGGACAGAGATGTACAAGGTAGTCAAAGTCATAGTCAACGAAGCTGAAGGCAAGGAACCAGAACAATATCTGATCAAAGATATCAATATCAATTTTAAAAATCTCACAGCGACCAGTATATCAGCCAGTGATACATTTATTAATCATCCACAGGTCGGCGGACCGAGTGGTAGTTATGTACAACCAAATACTCCCTACAGTGGCGGTACACGTTTTAGTCACGCACAAAACGAAGCGCCAATTGATGCTGAACACGTGGTACACATTAGTTTAACAGAAGGCCTAGACGTCAATTGGCCGTTTGGTAATAGTATCCTTGAAAGTATTTTCAAAGTATTCAAACAAAAAGAATTACTTGAAGATGCTATTCTTATCTATCGCATACAACGTGCTCCGGAACGCCGTGTGTTTAAGATTGACGTGGGTAACATGCCAAGTCATATG